GCGTTTTACGAGAAGTGGATCTATGGGCAGATCCCAGGACTTGACCCGGATGATTTTGAGTGGGCCGTAGAGCGGGGTGAGACACGTTTTGCGTTTTTCGATGCAGGATTAAAAGACGAACTTCGCCCAAGGCGCGGTTACGGCTTGAGGTATGGCGCGGCCCCAGAGGGTCGGCGAAGTACGAACTTTGCCGACCAAGCCTCCGAAGCGGGGGTGTCCATGGCGGAGGTGACGGGTAGCGATTACCGATGGTTTATGGGCGCGTGGGGTGAAACGAGCGCATATGATCGACCTCGCCATTACTATAGGGGGTGGATACTAGAGCATTCTTGGGGCGCTGACGGTGAGCCGTTAATGGTCTCGCTCGAAGAGGCCCAATCGGTCATCTTTGAGGCTGCCAAGCAGATTCTTGGGTAGTAGAAACCAGGAGGGGGCGTTCGCCGCTACGGCGCAGACCCATGCCGTTGGCGGAGCACATCGGCGAGCCACTGCGGCACTTCGCGCTCTCCGTACTCCCAGCGTTGCCATGAGCGGAGATCGACGCCCGCAAGCGTGGCGGCGCGTGCCTGACTCAAGCCTTCCCGCTTGCGCCAAGTGGCGAGATCGGTGGGTGCGGGGGTGGTCATTGGCCCAGCGTCGCGGCAGCGTAAGCCCAAAGGTCGCCGAGATTATTCCCGACCTGCGCGGACCAGGACCTGGGGATGGCGACGGCGTCCAGACGGACACCCAGGCGCCGCGCCGCCTCTCTCCGGTGGTGGCCGTCGTAGAGTATCTGGCCCGACGCATTGGTCATAATCGCGGCGATCTCTTCGCCGGCCCTCATGGCGTCCATGATGCCCTGGACCCGCTCTTCGGACGGATCGCTCTCCCAACCAAGCAGCTCGGCGGGATCTACGGAAATCAACCTCGCGGGCTCCAGGTCGGCAGCGATCTCGCTGATCCCCTTGCCACACCACATGCACCTGCCGGTGCATCCCATTGCGTGCTTGTGGTCTTGTGCGGTCATCGGGGTCTCCTCTGTGTGTCTCATCTTACTAAAAATTTACGACCATCGGTCGTATACGTCAAGGGTAGTGAAAATCACAGGGAAAGTAGGTAGATTGGGGGTATGGAAGACACCGAATTTAGGGGCATAAAAGACGTCAAGTACTGGACCGAGGAAGAGTCCGAACGGCGCTGGGTCTCCACCGCCGTACCCTGGAAGCCCTGGACCTGGGGGCGTGGTCATTGGCAATTCGACTACGAGGGCACGGGTCCGACGCGATGGTGGAACCGGCATAAGGTGAGGGCATGACCCCTGACCCCCGAACCGTCCATATCCTGGAGCAGTTGACCGGACTCACGGGCGATGTGGCCAAGGCGGTGGAAACCTATCGCCGCCAGCTCGTCGAAGAGGGGATGCCCGAACCCGAAGCCTGGGCGCTCGCGCAGAAGCTGGAAGAGCGGCTCTTGGGCCCCGCGTTCGACGAAACGGCGGAGACCATCAAGGACACCGAAGACTAAGGACCCTTGACCCACCCTAGCGGGTAAGCGTAACTTGAAGTGACATAGCGGGCGGAAGCTCGCGCAGTGGCCTTAGTGCCCCGATCACCGGAATGCCCGGTGGCCGGGGCTTTTTGTTTGTCAGTCCGGCTGGGCCGGACCCGAGATCCCTGGAGGGGACACAGATGACATTGCAGGCTGTCGTGGACTCGCTGGAAGCGGTGCCAGAGGCACAGCGCGAGCTCTACACCGAGCAGGATGGGAAGTGGAGGCTGGACCTGGAGGGTGCCCACTTCCCGGAAGAGGTGGAGGAGAAGGTAAGGGGACTGAAGACGAAGAGCGCCGAGCTTCTCAGAGAGAAGAAGGCGCTGGCCAAGTTGGTCGAGGGCGTTCCCGACGACCTGAAAGAGCAGCTCGAAGAACTCGCCACCCTTCGCACGGACGCGGAGACGCGGGCCAACGCGAAGGCGGAAGAGAAGGGCGAGTGGGACAAGCTCAAGGGCCAGTTGCAGGACGGGCACCAGAAGGAGAAGGACACGTGGGACGCTGAACGAGCCAGCCTGGTGGGCGAACTCGACCAGTCGCTCCGCAAAGACAAGGTGACGGCAGCCCTTCTCGACGGAGAGGCCCATGTGAAGATCATGCTCCCGCACGTCATGGGGTCAACCCGGACGATCAAGGAAGACGGGAAGCACAAGGTGGTCGTCGTGGACGAAGAAGACGAGCGCAGGCTCGGCAAGGACGGTGAGGATATGACGATCGACGAACTCGTGGCCGAGATGAGCGAAGACGCTGATTTCGCTTATGGCTTCGAGGGTTCGGACGCGACTGGTGGTGGGGCCACGGGTCGGAGAGTCGCTGGAGGCGACAAGCGCAAGGCGCTCAAAGACATGACCGAGGCCGAGAAGATCGCGTTCACCGAAGAGCACGGTCTGGAAGAGTACAACAAGCTCGTGATGGAAGCCTACGGGCAAGAGTAACCGGCCCCGGTCTCCGATTCTGACAGGAGACTGAAGCACCATGGCCAATGCCACGACCACATACGCAGACCTCAAGGTCTACAACGAACAGTTCCAGGGTGGATTCATTGAGACCCTGATGCAGAACGTCGCGGCGTTCAACGCGAACTCCGCCGGCGCTCTGGCCCTCCGTGTCAAGGCACTCCTCGGTCACTACGAGAAGGAAGCCTTCTGGGACGAGATTTCCGCTATCGCCCGGCGTGACATCACCAAGCAGTCCACCGACACCGTCGAGGCCGACAAGCTCACGCAGGGCGAGTTCATCGGTGTCAAGCTGAACCGTCGGAACGGGCCCTACGAGGTCAACATCGACGCGATGCGGAAGATCGGTGAAGACCCGAAGGCGTTCAGCCGCGTGATCGGCGTTCAGACCGCCGTCGCCACGCCCAAGGAGATGATCGACCGGGCGCTGGCCGCGCTGGAAGCCAAGATCGACAGCATCAGCGCGCTGGAGTACGACAACACCTCCTCCACGATGACCACCGACGCGCTGATCGCCACGCTGGCGCTGGCCGGTGATTCGGCCGCGAGCATCGTCGCCTGGGTCATGCACTCCAGCCAGTATTTCCGGCTGGTCCGTGAACAGGCCGCGAGCACAGCGTCCATCTTCGCGTCGCCCGCTTTCGGGGCCGCAGTCTATCCGGGCCAGGCTGCAACGCTCGGGCGTCCCGTTCTCGTGATCGACTCCACCTCCCTGGTCGAGGGCGAAGGCGTCAGCTCCAACCAGGACGCCTACTCGGTGCTCGGGCTGCGTCGCAACGCCGCGATCATCGACATTTCCGAGCCGCCCATCGCGGTCCTGGAGGGGCCGAAGACCGGATCCGAGAACCTCTACTACGAATGGCAGGCGGAGTACGCCTACAACCTGAAGCTCAAGGGTTGCCAGTGGGACACCACCAACGGTGGCGTGAATCCCACGAATGCCAACGTCGCGACGGCAACGAACTGGGACACTGAGGTAGCGGACAACAAGTCGCTGCCCGGGGTCATGTGCAAGACCCGATAGGGCGGACGGCTTCCATACGGGTAGCGGGGCCGCTAGAGGCGGCCCCGCTCAGACCCCTAACGAAGAGAGGCTGATCCGTGCTGTCGCTGTTGTATTGCAGGACCCGCGAAATCGGGAAGATGGCGGGGTTCATCACGCGCCAAAAGGCGCTTGGTAACCGCGTTGTCATCCGCAACTCGGCTCGCTTTGATGGCGACCTTGAGTTGGGGTTGGGCACACAAGCCGTCGAGCGCGTCTACGTGACCGAGGTATCCATGCGCGTGATGAGCGCCTACCTGGAAGCGGGCGTTCCCGTGGACGTGCTGTCCGCAGGCCCGAAGCCCATCCCCACGCTTCCCGATCTCCGGGCACAAAAGCCCGAACCCGAACCCGAGCCTGAGCTTGAACCCGAGCGGCTCCACGAGCTCGAGCCCGAAGAATACCCCGAACCCGAGCCGACGTCCGAGGACCCCGACTTGCCGCCCCGTTACGCGCTGAAGGAGACGCCCGGGGGGTGGTGGAAGCCCATGCTGGACGGAGTGAAGGTCACGCGGGCATTCCGGGGCAAGGACGCGGAGGAGAAAGCCCGACAGGCGGCGTGGGACCACTTCATGGAGGTGAGCGATGGCAGACCCAGTTGAGATCGTCGCAACCGCCAAGAGCGAAACGGCCAACAGCTACGTCACGCTTGCTCAGGCCAACACCTACTTCCTGGGGCGCCTGTATGTCACCGATTGGACCGACGCCGGCAACGATACGCGCAACCGTGCGCTGATTAGCGCCGCCGAGCGTCTGGACCAAGAGGAATACGACGCCATCAAATCGGACGCCGACCAGGCGCTCAAGTGGCCGCGTGATGGGTTGTACGACGAAGACGGCAACTCGGTCGACAGCGACACCGTACCGCAGCGGATCAAGGATGCCCAATGCAAGCTGGCGCTCTACATGCTGGCTGATGACCTGCTGGTCGATACCGGCCTCGAAGCGTTCGACAACGTGAAGGTCGGACCCATGGACGTGACGCCCAGGCACATGCGGGTGGCCGGTGAATTGCCCGCAGACGTGCGCCGCGAGATCCGCTTCTGGCTGACCACGAGCCGCTCGACGGTGCAGTTGGTGAGAGGATAGGCGAGCCATGCCCGAAGCCAACGAGTTCCACCTGCACCTCGAATACGACCAGGACTATGACGAGACCTGGACGTGGTACATCGACACGGACGAGTCGGCGGCGAAGACGCTGGTGGGTTGGTCGGCCACGCTGGAGATCCGCTCCGGCGACAGGACCACCACAGCGCTTCTGACGCTGACCAGTACGCCCGCATCGGGCATCACGTTGGGCGGAGCCGCGGGCACGATCCGCGTTGTGATAACCGAGGCCCAGATCATCGCGCTCAGTGCCGACAGTGGGCGTTGGCACCTCGTGATGACCGACGGCGACAGCGACAACCACGTCATCGTGAAGGGTCCCTGGACCCGGCATAAGGACTAGAAGCCGATGGCTGACACGCTACTGAAGATTCAGCCCGACGAGACGCTGCTGAAGATCGGCACCTCCGGCGGCACGTCGAAGTATCTGCGCAACCTGCTGCTCGATTCCACGACGTTCGATGATCCGTCCGATCTCGAATTGATGTACTACGACGGCACCGCCGAATCTCTCAAGCTGGCCCCGTTCAGCACGATCTTCGGCGACCTGACGTGGGGCGACGACGAGGACCTGGGCTTCGGTGACGGTAAGGACTACTGGTGGGTCTACAACTCGACCGATACGCGCTACGAGCTCTGGACCACGAACGCGGATGGTGCGGGCGCTGACGGCAAAGTGCTCTACATCGAGGACGGCACAGATGACGTCGTGGTGGTTGGCGGCGTCACGGCGGCGTCATTCACTGGCCCGCTCACGGGAGCGGTGACCGGCAACGTCACGGGCAACCTCACTGGCAACGTCACCGGGGATGTGACCGGCGACCTGACGGGC